TCTACTACGCTGAGGAGTGGCATCTATGGGTAAGCATGTCCCTCGTGCCCCATGTAATCGCTGACCATACCGACACCACGGCGACTGGTGTGGAGTGGGAGACCCTTACAGACAACAGCATGGCGGATGCACTGCATAGGCATTCAGAGTTGAGTGCGAGTGACGGGACGCCGGACCGCACTCTCCGTTTGGGTGCTACTGGCCTTGTGGGTATTGGGATGGATGCCAACGAGGAGCTCTCAGTCGCCGGAGCAATAAACTGTGGGACAGACCCGCACAATTCAATGAACGTAAATGGCGTGGCAAAAACCTTTGAATTCTCAGCACATGGAGATGATCTAGCCAATAGATATGTAAGCTATATGGACAGAGCCTCTGATACACATTCCCCGACATTTGCCATAGCTCGTGCAAGAGGTACTCATGCCGCGCCGACACAGGTACAAGATAATGATATTTTGGGGCAGATAGGGTTCTTTGGTTGGGATGGCACAGATAACGATCTCAACATCGGTGCGAAAATAATCGCAAGGGTGAATGGGACGCCAGGGAATGATGATCTGCCGACTGAGCTAGTCTTTGCGACGACGGCTGATGGAGATTCGGAGCCGACGGAGCGCGTCTTTATAGACAAGGATGGCAATGTCGGTATAGGGACAGCGACACCGGACAGTATGCTTGAGATAGAAGCAAGTAACGCGACAATAAACCTGGATGGCTCAAATGCACAACTGAAGTTAGATAGAAGCGCTACGGTAAACTCCGCAAAAGTCATGCACTATACCGTAGGCGCCATGAAGTGGTGTGCAGGGATGATGGGGGATGATGATGACTACCATATCGTTGACGCCCATATACATGACAATGCCGAATTCACTATCTACAAAGATGGCAGCGGCATGGAGTTAATGGAGGGGGCCGAGGGAGACATCAAGTGTTTCTCCAATGCGACTTCCGGCGAGACTCCCGAGCTTCTAATCTATGGTTTCAACGCTGCATCAGGCGCAAGCAAACGCGGTCTGTCAATCAGTTGTGAGTCAGATGCGGAGGACACTGCAAGGTTCGGCGATTTGAGCAACTACCTTTTCGAGGAGGATGGCAGCGATGCGGTGAGCCTTATCCTGCGCACCACCAAGTCCACAGACGATTCCATCATAGGGAGCATAGTCTTTGATGCAGACTCCGAAGGCTTCAACAACACTTATGCCCGGATCGACGCTTACCAGGATGTCGCACTGCCCGATCTCGAAGGCGGTCTCGACTTTCGGATGCTCGTCGGCGGTGCAGATACATCGGTAATGCGGATGAAAGACGGCTGTGTAAGTATAGGTATCGAGGTTCCGCTGGCTAAGCTCCACGTCCTAGACGATATAGCAAGCGCCCATGCCGCCAAGTTCCGCAACGAGGGCAACAATGTCAACCGGTGGGGCATTGAGATTACTGCCGGTGCAAACGACGGTGCTGGCAACAATTACATGGTCACTTGCCGTGATGGAAACGGCGACACACACGGCTGGCTTGCTATCGTCGATACCAATGTAGAGATTGTCCAGGCCACGAATGAGATAGGTGTTACAGCAACCGTCGAGGATGGCCTTGATATCATACAGCACATTCCTATTAAGGATTGGAATGTAACAGGTTCAGCCGTCAAGCAGACCGGCTTCCTGGCGGAGGATATAGAGGCAGCCTATCCCAAGGCGGCAGGTCTTCATGTCGACCCTAAGACCAAGGAAGAGACAAAGACCAAGATGCCATTGAAGCTCATACCTATTCTTGTCCGCGCCATCCAGCAGCAGCAGGAACAGATAACGGCTCTACAGACTCAGGTCCAAGGGCTGGTTACCAAATAGTCCTTAGCTAGGATCTTTACCTGCTGGCCCTATAACAATGGGAGTAGTTTTGATCTTCCTTACACTATCCCGCAGGAAGATACCGACTAGACCTGTGGCAATAAGATTGATGCCAACCGGAATTTCACCGGCGACAATCAGGCCGACCCCGGCCAGGATGCTGCTCAGCCCACCCCAAAAGGTTTTAGTTCTCAGCAGGTTCTTTTGCTCTGTTCTCACAGCCATTTCAAATTCCTCCCTATTCCAACCCTAAAATGGTCCTCAACGCTCGTAGGCGCGAATATAGCTAGCCTAATGCCCTATCCAGCGGGCATGCCCTTTCCGAATATCGACGTGAATGTAGCGTTTGGTGGGGTATAGTCCAACTCCGCCATCCACGAAGGCAGAAACGCGGAGTACACCCCCAAGCAGATCCAATAAATGCGGGTTGACAAGAGTAAACAAGCAAATATCGGCGGCCTTCCCAGCTACATGAAGCGAACTAGGCTTACTTCCCACATACTTATTATACGATGGGCACCGGACACCAGAGGCGATATAGATTGGTGCGCCAAGCAGGCAACGCAACTCCTCAAGAGCCTCTACCAGCTCTATATCAACATAATCTGCCCCGCAACCGCATTTACATCTGAACTCTTGTCGGTTGAAGTGCGTGGTAAGCTGTTCACCTGCCATTAGATTCTTCTCCTCTCCTCTTGGCATGATCCTTGCTCAATAAGCTTATATAAAGAGCAAGAGCCGTGCCGATTTATTCCCTTTCCCCGAACTCGTTCAATCCACGACGAATTTGCATCACGAATGTAATGTTATACCTAGCAATCTCTACCCCTTCCCTGCGAACAACGACCCAACTCCCTTCTATGCTAAAAGTATCGCCGAGCTGCTCATCAAAATCGGCTTTCTTGTCATTAGTAAGGTATACCTCGAAACGCAAGAACTTCTTGCCTTGGGCGACGTGACGTGCATGATGCACATGGGCTATCTCTGTCAGATCTTCCAGACTCTTCATTATCCTTTCCCTCCTCTCTGGTCAGATTTCATTGCTCCTGAAAGTTGTCAACCTTCACCGGCACATTAGGTAATAGAGGCAGCCATCCATGCTGGAAGTTGTCATGGACTACCTTTAATGTCCCGCTCGTGGCTTCGACGGCGGCGCAGAGGTAGTCAACCTTCCGGTCAGTTCTTTCCAGCCACTCTATTTGATCTTCGACGGCCTCTTTTATGTCACAGCACTCATTGCTGATCTGTGAGGTGGTTACAAAGATCATAACCAGCAGGAAAGTGTATGTGAGGTACATAAGGAAATCGACTATCTTCTTGCGCATTTCTTCGCTCATTTGTCTCTCCTTCCGCGCTCTATGGCTCTGGATACAAGAGCCTTCGCAAGCTCTTCGTCCACATCCCTTCTTTTGCGTGGCAGAAAGAAGCGAATGACAGGGATAAAATACCCCACAACGAACTTAAAGCAGCGCAGCAGGATCACAACTGCAAGGGCCACCAAAACCCAGTAGTACAGAATTGCCAATACTTCAGTCTTCACTTGGTCCAGAAGTAGGTCCAGCATCTTCCTTATCCTCCTCTTTCTATCTGATGGTGGTCTCTGCCATCTTTTCACATACAGCACACTTGGGACTGCTCGGCTCGAAGTCAGCAGATGTGCCGGTTTCTAGGCGGATCTCACTTGAAACAACAAACAACCCACAAAGAGTCTCTACTTCCCTTTCACCTATACTTCCACCACCTATGGAGAAGGGCTTAGGGATGTGTGCGAATCCTGAGATCAGCCACCACTCATTCTTCCTTTGCATCTGTCTCATCCTCCTTTGTCTTTGATAGAATGATACGAACGATCTGCCCGACACGTTCCCTAGCTTCCTTCAATATCAGCTCACCGTCCGCATAGGCCCAGACAAGGTTAGATACCACAGGTCCTAAATTCGCAGCGGCCTGTCGTCTGGCTTTGAGCGCTTCTACCGCAGCAGCAGCTTTAACCCCAGTTCTCTTGGCTACTGCATCCTCCTCACTGATGTCCTGCTCTTCTTCACTCATGTTCTCTCTCCTTTCTTCCCCGCATCTCGCGCTCAATACGCAACATAATCCTCTTTAGATGGCAATACTCGGAGCCATCAAGTAGAGTTGGATCTCTCTCTAGCTTGGTTAGGTGCTCCAAGGCAATCTTCAGGTCTTTAGACTTTAGGATAGGATGTTCAGGCATTTCAGCATTCCCTACTCTTTTCTATGATGTCCAGGATTTTGTCGGCCTCGGCACGGTCGCTTTCTTTCTCATTCTCCGGTAGATCACCGTAAGATGTTTTCATTTGACGTTCCCATTTACTTATGAATTTCCTTGGAATAACTCGACCCTGGGAATAGGTGAGAAGCCACTGTATTGATGTTGCTAATAGGTTTCGTGTACTACGGCCCCACGCCTCATGCGCATACGCCGCTAACTGTTCGCGTAGATCGTTCTGCTTTACTTCTGCGGCTTGCTTCTGCGCATTGGCCACACAAGTAAACTGTTCATCTGCTTCGATAGTCATTTGGTTTCTCCCTTTCTTCGTTTTTCTTCCGCCAGTACAAATGCAGAAATGTTAGAAGAGAGCAATATCCGCGCCTTTTTTCTTTCCCAGAAAACATCCTTTACTCTCGCACTCGGCCCATCTTCAAAAACTTCAAAAGATTCACCAATACGAGGAACGCTTTTCATTTCCCACTGTCCGAAATAAACAGCAGGAATATTATTCATGTAATCTGCTTCTCCCCATATCTCTATACGCATCTTATAGTTTCTCCTTTTTCCCACCCTCGTCGAGTACGTTGCGCCATTTGTCGTACAACCTGTGCAAAGGACTAAGCGGGTTAATAATGCTATAGGGCTCCATCGCCTCCAGCAACTCACGGATACAGGTTTCGAGGTGGTCGATTTTCGCGGCAAACTCTTCCTCTAAGTTTGTCATATGCTTTAGCTCCCTACTTTCCAACACGCCCTGTTGATTCTTTCTTGAGCAATCTGAAAATAATCCACATCAATTTCAATGCCTACAAACCTCCGCCCTAACTTCTTCGCTGCTACCCCTGTCGTTCCCGAACCCATTGCGAAGTCGAGAATCGTTTCACCCTCATTAGTATAGGTTCTGACTAGATATTCCATCAGCGCCACAGGTTTTTGTGTTGGGTGTTTTGTTTTTTCCCTTCCATCCGCGACATTAAATCGCTGCCAAGATGAGGGGACACGCAAAGCGGACATGCGGTGTTTGGGTCTACCCTCGAATTTCCGGTATGTCTCTCTATTCTGGTCGTTATACTTTACGAGGTATTTGCTTCTTTGCAAACCACTTTCTGCCCTTGGTTGCATCTGCCGGTTGAAAGTCCATTTACCACGGCTGAACACAAGCACGCTTTCATGCTCTTTCATCGGCTCCCTGCTAGTGTTGGCAAAGTTGCTTCCTCTATTCTTAATCCATATCCATTCATGCCTAAACATCTGTGGGTTGCTCATTACTAACATGCTTGTGAATGGCTGACTAGCAGTTAATACAATAACTCCAGAAGGCTTAACTATACGCTTTAATTGTTCCCACATAGCCTCAAGTGGGATAATTGAATCCCACTTACAAGAGGTTGTTCCGTAAGGCGGATCAGTAAGCACCGCATCAATCGAATCATCAGGGATGTCTTGCATATGCTCAATACAATCCCCCTGGTGCAACGTGCCGGTGTTTAGGTCATGGGTCATTGGTTCCTCACATCTCATATCGCCACGCCGCCGCCGGAAATCATTCTCCCTCTTCGCGTTGAATGTCGATAACTTCAATACCGCCGAGCCATAACGCTGATTCCCATTCGTCATCCTCATCTGCGTTTTCTCCGATAGAAATTCGGTGCGATAAAGCTTCATCCGCTAAGGCCCCGCCCAAAAACACCTTCATCTTCTCGGTGTCTCGCGGAAATTCACCCTCAACTTCACACGCGATTTTTACGGTGAGAATCATGACGCTTCCTTCCCTTTCTAAATTGATTTCGCAAAGATCGTGCGGCTTCAATACCCCGGAGATTCCATACAACGGCAACCATAATGGCCTGATAATAAGTGAGCCCACTATAGAGTCCATGTGCTTTATTTTTCTTGGCCATCATTTCACCTCATAGGATCGAGACTACAATCCAGCGCTTCCATGCCGCCACCAACCTGCCGGAAACTAGCTACCCCTCCCTAAAATAAATTTGCGGATTCGGCACTCCAAAAGCCTTCTCATTCATCTGCCACAAATCCATAAGAAACTCCGAGCCCACTAACAGGATGTGCTTCTTCGTCTCGTGCAAGAGCTGCTCTCTCGTATAAACACCTGTAGGATGATAGAATTCGCAACCAGTACGCGCATCAATCATTGTCCAGGCACCGGCCATAGAGAATAGAAACACAACTCTGCGGAATTTCCCGACTTCGAGCTGATGCAACCAGCCCAGCTTGTCACGGACGATTTTGATCGTTGCACGTTCCATTACGTCTTCTCTTTTCTTGGCCTGTACTCAATTGTCTCCCATTCTCTAGTAGCAGTAGCTTCTTTGATGACCACCTCGATTTCATTCGCGTCCATGTTTCTTTTCAATAGCGCTTCGACCAAACTCATCTTGTCGATGCGTGTATTCTTACCCTTTTTGGACGCGAGAGTTCCTGCTGCATCCCCTACCGCAACAATGCCAGCATCAGCGAAGATGTCAAGGGTTATTACCTTGAGAGAGTCCTTCTCCGCGTCCCCCTCGTCTTCTTGGCGCTTCAATGCGGCTCTCCTGTCCAAGCAGTGCGAGAGAAGTGAGGCTTGCTCAGCATCAATGGTCTCATCTTCCTGCAACTCCGCGATGGTTGGTGTGTGCTTAGCCATCTTCTTACCTCCTATCTAATAGAATCCATATCTCCCCAGTTACGTCCAAACTTCAAGTCTACTTCAAGCGGCATCGAGAGAGTCACGACGTTCACCATCGTAGCTTCCAACATTGCTGCAAAGGAAGGAAGTATATCATCCCCGACCTCCCACAGCAAATCATCATGTATCTGAATGAGAGGGTCACAGACGCTGCCCGACTTCCTGTATGCTTGGTAAATTGGAATCAAGTCTCTCATCGCCATCTTAATAATGTCCTGTGCTCCACCTTGAACAACTGTAGCGCAAGCTTGGCGTTCCCCAGCCTCCCTCACCCAGCGTAGAACACTATAAGCCTCCGGGATCAACCGGATTCTGCCGAATAGATTGCGTACATAACCATGCTCCTTTGCATACGCCCGCGTTTCATAAAAGTATTGTGCTACTCCGGGGTACATTCTGAACCATTCTCTAATCATCTCGGCGCAAGAGTTCACAGTCCATCCCTCACACCCTGCTAATACTAGTTCCTCAAGCAATCCTTCCGGCGTAAGACCATACAATGTTCCGAAACCTATCCTCTTCGCCGGGTAGCGGTGCTCTTTCTCCTCCACCATATCCGGCGAAATGCCAAACATCATGGAAGCCGTCTGCCTGTGAAGGTCTCTCCCACTAGTGAAGACCTTTATCATGTTCGTATCCTCAGCCACATGAGCTACAACTCGCATTTCGATTTGGGAGTAATCTGCCGACAGGAGAGAGCATCCGGGACGCGCCATAAAACACCTACGGACCTGCCTTCCTTCCTCGGACCTTATAGGAATGTTCTGAAAATTCGGATCGCTGCACGAAAGTCTACCTGTTGTAGTCCTCGTGGTGCGGATGTTAGGATGTATCCTACCATCTTTGCTGCGCTTTAGACGGAGCGGATCAACAAACGTGGTTTTGTTCGTCTGAAGAGTACGCCACCGGAGTAATAAGGGAACAATCGGATGCTTATCCTTAATGTGCGTCAATGCTTTGACATCCGTGCTATCCGCGCCGCTCTTTGTTTTATGCCCTGGCTTGAGTTTCAGTGTGGTGAATAGCAACTTTCCCACCTGTTTTGTGGAACCGAGGTTCACACATTTACCCGCAAGGCCGTCAACTGCCTGTTGGATTGCATCCATTTCTGTCGCATGGGAAGCAGAGAGTTCGCCGAGCTTGTCAGGGTCTACCAGCATTCCGCTACTCTGCATGTCAGCTATCATGTGCACTATTCCCATGTCGAGGGCTAGTGTATCTTCGAGTTTCTTCTCCTTAATCATCTTCAGGAGAATCGGATAAATACGCAGGGTCACGTCAGCATCCCGTGCCGAATAGGACATAGCATCTGCTAAGGGTGCATCGCGCAGATCCGCTTCCGGCATCTTCCCGATAGTCATCTCGACTATTTCCTTCACTGTCTTGTCCGAGCGCTTCCATCGCGCATGTAAGTCGAGCTGAGGGTCTTTTGCCGCAGCATCCAGCATTCGCTTGACTCTTACATGAACAGATTGCGGCTGTTTGATCCTCGGTTCTCCATCTGCATTCCATTGTACAAGAGGCGTAGGTGTGGGCCAGCGCATCTTCATTATCTTTTGCAGGTAAGCAACGGCCCTAGTCCGCATGTAAGGGGCTACCATCTCTTTGTAACTGGTCATCTGCATGTCCAGCAGGCGGTACGCAAGAGTCTTTAGGGCTTGTGGTTCGCTCTGGAGTAAGTAGGCCATGACCATTGTGTCAACATACCTTTTAGGGTACACACCCATCTTAGCTAAAACAGGTAAGTCGAAAAGAGCATTGTGCAGGATGGTGAGCGTCTTGACACTTCGGAGCATCTTATTCACCTTCTTGAGCACTTCCTCATCATTCGCCATTACTACGAAGCCTGTTCCCGCTTCCTGCGAAATCGACAGGCACCAAGGTTCACCTTCGCTAGTCGTCTCTGTATCTACAGCAGTTAATCGCCCCTTCTTGAGCACACCTCCTATGTCTGGGATAGGCCAGTTGGCAGGCCAAGATGAGCATTCTGCGTTACACACCTCTCTTGGTTTTATCTCTTCTCTGTGCACCTTCCCAAGAGCCTCGAAATCTGACATGATGCGCGACATCCTGGTGGTTTCATGGATGCCGTAGGCAGGGTGGTACAAGGGCACCACTATAGGTTGGGGTACAAGCGGAAAACGCAAACAGCCTCCCGGCATAGAGTCGTTTGCAAGGGGAATGCCGTGCATCATGTCAAGATTGAATTCATCTCCTAACAAAGTCCTTCCTGCGACCGCGCCGACTAAGCCCACAATAGATGCTTTGCTCTGCTCTAACTCTTCTAATAAAAGAGGAAGGCAAGCTGCTATCTCATCCGGTTTGGGATCACGGTCACTTGGCGGCCTGCACTTTACAACATTGGTAATGTAGCAGTCAGATCGGCGCAGTCCAGCTCTCTCCAGATAGTTGTCCAGCTCCATACCAGAGAGTCCGACGAAAGGCTTACCCTTCTCATCTTCTTGCCTGCCAGGGGCTTCCCCTATAAGCATGATAGGAGCCTTCCAGCGCCCACTACCTTGGACAGGGCCACTACAAGTATCGTTTAGAGCGCATCCACCACAGCTGAGTCTTCTTACCACCATCCCAATGCCTTTCCTACTAATGGAATGAGTATGAGCGGTTCGAGAATACAGGACTTTACTCTTGCTGCCGCTACTTCTATCCTAAGCCTATCTCCTGCAAACTTCCTACGCCATGCGCTCCAAGGCATGTTTATCAGGAAAAGGGCGCAGAAGAAACGAGAGCTCACAAAGACCAGCACAATTATTGCTGCAATTTTTACCACCATCCTAATATCCTCCCGATCAATGGCACAAAGATGATTGGTTCAAGCATACAATCCACCAGTCTTCTCAATGCCGCTGTTTGTGCGCTATCCTTGCCGCCTCTACCGACAACATCGTCAGGCAGGGTAAGTACGATGAAGGCGCGAGCTACGACAAAGACAAGTGCGATCACTGCTACGATGTAGAGAATCATCATTCCCCCCTTATTCTTTTTATTGCCCTTTCAGCTATCTCTTTTCCGATCCCTGGGATCTTCATCCATCTATCTCTATCAGCGAGCACCATGTCAAAAACAGAGTCGAATTCCTTGGCCACACTCGCCGACTTGCCTATCCCTATTCCTGGCAACTCGCTGGCGATCCTTCTTAGCAGACTTGGTTTGCACAAGGAGACTGTCGGAAACAATGTCTTTTTAATCGCCAAGTGGCTGCCATGCTCATTCCAACTCTTATCCCACCAATCGTGCAACGCCTCCACCATACGCACTGTGCCTAAGACACTTCCTGATTGTCTTACATGAACTCCAGTGATAATGTCAACAGAATTCAGGTACTTCAGGAATCCTGCCCCAGTAACTCCTGACGTGAAAGGTTTCCACCCGCCTTGACGTGGGATTTCAAGATCGTCATTCTCAGGATTCACACGCCAGATCCCTTCAACCACCAAGTAAGAGACCTGATAGGCGTTGAGCATACCTGGTAGCTGGTGGCCTGAGAATCTGCCGTTTATGATGGAGTTTACCATGTCCTTTATCTTTTTGCGCTCAACGCCGATAAAAATCAGCTCATCCTCCTCCTGTTTTCCTACAAAAGCGAAGTCGCCGAATTCCAGCCTTCCCAGCATCGCTCGCACTCGGAAATGTTTCGCCAGTTCTGCGCTTCCTACTCTGTCATCAACAGTTATCATACTTCGTCCTCCTACACATCCCAATCTCCAATTACGGTTCGGCATTTCTTGCTTGGGAAAGGTATCATGCGAACACCATAGACATAAGAGTATCAAAATTGCACAAGCCGCCAGACAGTTCAAGATCACAGAGATCCATGTTCTGGCGGCAGTCCTTTACGAAGCACACAAATTGGCCGTCTTTTCGCAACAGCCGGACGTTCACCTGTACGGCGAAACCTGTATCCTTGAATCCATTCCGCTCATACTTACCAGTCCATTTATCGTTGACATACTGCGTTCGCATCTTATGGAGCAAGATCAAGTTCTTATCGTAGCCGTAGGCCGTGCGAATGACTTCCCGCATCTCTGCGTTGACCGGACCGTAATGATGTGGCAGAACTTGAGTCAATTTACCTAAGCCAGCCATTCTGCACAGCTCCCAGAGTTCTGTAGCTGTGTCTATGACGACTGTACGCACTTCCGAATGTGTCAGCACCCTTTTGTACTCCTCTTTGAAGCGGCCCCACTCTGCTTTCCAATCAACACCAGGCACTTTCTTGTCGGCGGGGAGCATGAAACTACTGATAAGAATCTCTTTGTCTTTGAACTTATGGATCACACCCTCCAAACCCTCATCGAAATTGAAGAAAGCTATCGGAGCAGGGGCAGACAGGCCGAAGGTAGTCTTGCCGCGCTTCTCTTGCCCGTCGACAGCTATGATTAGCCGAGGTTTGGTCTTATTACTTGGCTTCTCAAAGCCTGGTATCTTGAGTTCGCGTTTGGGCATCACAACCATCCTTTCGATTTAGCATTGTTCACCAACATCTGCCAGTTCTCGTCAATCTCTAGCTGCGTGAAAGTTATGTCATAGCGCGGCAGTTGCGGCATTTCTGTTTTCCAATCACCATTGACATACATGATATACATCCTAGCCTCGACTACTCCAAGAGCCTTACAGTATGCCTTCAGCTGCGCCATCCACTTCCATACATCCTCCGGCGTTTTTCGCGCAGACTTCCAAGTGAATTTATACTCCAGGAGAATAACCTTGCCACGCTCAAATAGAATACCATCAGGCGAGAGGATTATACCGTCCAATTCTATCTCTCCAGGCCTTACAGCATCTGTCAGCAAGGACTCGATATAGTTCTCGAACATAAAACCCAGCTCTGCGGCCAGCTCCAAATTCCAGCGCTCATCATCCGGATACTTCTTCCCGAATTTCTGATCGAGGTCGCGGATTATGTCTGTCACGTGGAGACCTTCCGATCTCTCCACACCGCTTCCCATCAAAGGCAGTGGTTCTTTAATGAGTTTCAGTTCCATAAAAAATAGGGGAGAGTTTTCCACTTGGCATCCGCTTCGCAGCATGGAGGCCCGAAGCATGGCGAACACTCCTCATGGCTGCAACTCTCCCCCAACCTCCTTAGCCTAATTTAATCATCCCATTCTCATAGGTCCAAGGGCCGCTAGACAAGAATTCATCCTTGAACAACAGGCTGATGATGGCGTTTTTATCCTTGTCCCCTTTGACCTTGGGCACCAGCTTTGCAGGAACCTCACGCTTGGCGATAATGCCGTCCGGGTGTTCCGTCAGAAGCTCCACAAGAATCCCAGTCGCCCTCTCGGCCAGCTCAGGGCTGTCGGTGCCTGCAGCGGCAACCGGCGTCTTCCTGGCAGCTTTCTTACCCTTAGCGGGCTTCTCTTCCTCCAAGATCGCGGAGACGACCAGAACCGTATCTGGACGCCCGTCTGTCCTCTCCAAGCCCTTACGCTTCGACGGGACTCGTTTGACGTGGACAGCAAGACCTTCAAGGGCAGCAAGGTCGTCACCGAGATCGTCTGCGGGAAAGCCCGCGTCGACAAGAGATTGGAAAAGCTTCATTCCGTTCGTACTAGCATTCAGGAATTCAACATTCCCTGTCGAGACGATTCTTGTGCCGACTCCGGCAGGACTCTTACCATCCTCAGAGGGTTTCCAATCGGCGGCATCGCCCATGTTCCAGTACTGCGTGATCGGTTCCTCGTCCTGTGCATCTTCCTCCAGTGACTGCAAGTCGATTGCCATAGCGCACTTGGGATTGGTGACGAACTTGCCGTTGTAGTCCCACTCGCAAAACCGGCAATTCGTGAGACGTACATCGACATCATCAATTATCCCAGCTACTTCTATAGCATCGGCTGGGTTCAAACTAACCATCGCTCCTCCCTCCTTTCGTTAGGGATAATGCGGGAGGAGGTGTGTACCTCGTTTTCACCGCCGCCCGGAAATAGGATGGTGCAAGATGCTTCCATTTCTTGTACTATTCCCGAAACATGGAATCGACAATGAATGTTTCGCACATATCATTGACGTTCCGCATTCCCCTTCCTATAGCCTGAACAAGAGCTTGCATTGTCATATAATGTAACAGCTCCGGCTCAGCCTCAATCCTTGCCGCCAAGAGCTTATCCCCTAAATTAGGGAACGGCAACTTGGCTATGATCTGATAACGGCAATCATCTCCTGGAAAATCGTAACCGGACGTTAGACTTGGTGAGACCAAGACAGCACCACTGTTTCGCTCTTTGAACATAGAGATTACAGAAGGAAGATTGCCCTTGCGATTTG